GCATTTGCGGATGGTACGACATGAAATCCCACCACTGGCGTCCTGTAATCCACAAGCAGCCCATGACTTGCGCTTTGTACTCAGAAGGCAATGTTCCCTTCCGTAGATACTTCACATGAGTCGATGGTTTAGGACACTTGATCTCAATGCCGCCATCGCCACCAATCAAGCCATCAGGCGATACACCACAGCGCAAATTGTTATCAGGCATACAGAATCCAACTTGCGTGACCTCTAGATCTGTCTCCAGTTCGTAGTTCATGCGAGCAAATGGTTCTAGCTCTGTGCCACGCTGCATCCATTCCGTAACGTGGAAAGGCGTAGATTCACCTGTTATCAGTTCCGCGATTAGATCGTTGATATAAGATTCAGCCGATGATGAAGGCGTACCACTGGCTGTAATTAACTTGGAAAACCCAGAACCGCTAGGGCAACCTAATCGTGCCTCTAGCCATTCCTGAGTACCTTGCTCCATTTCAAGTATTTTCATCGTCCGCTACTCTTTGCATAATTGTTGTTGCGTGTGCAGTGAATGCACTATGTAAGGCGATATCCAGATCGCAGAATGCTTTGCTGTTCGATTGCTCAATATCTGCAAATAATTGATCGCTGATCTCACCTGTCGAATACTGTGCCAAGCGTCTATGTAGCTCTAAAAATAGAACTACCGTAGAGACATCATTCAACATTAGATTTTTCCTTCTTTTTCAGCATCGCTAATGCCTTCTCGTAGTACGCAACTTCCATTGAGTCTACATTGGTGCAGTTAAACACTGCACAGAACTTACTGACATCGCTTCCAGTCGATTTTAATAGCTCATGTAATACCTGAGCCTGTTGGCGGGTAATTTGTCCGCCTATGGCCTTCTTGTTGCGTCCCATAGCACTTTCTGCATCGTCATCAACAGCAGGGATTCCTGCCATTGCCTGAAGTGCATATCTGCGAGCATAGGTGATAGCCGATCCTGCCGCTTGCGGATCAAGTTTCGTTAGAGGTAGGAAAAAGCCACACTCAATCCATTCACCTGACTCGTGAATCAAACGTGTAGTCACGCCAATACCGTTATCGCCTGTGATCGGAAACTGCGTGTACGCCAGACCGTATTTTGCGAATGGCTCTTTGATTGCCTTAATGACAGAGTTTAAATCTGCATAACTGGACTTGAAGAACGGATTTGCAGAGTCTTTCACTGCGCCTGACATTTCAGCCTGTGCTTTAACTAAAGCAGCAGACAACTTAACAATAGATTCAGATTGGTTCATATCATCGCTCCTATGTAATGAACACCTAAACTATACGCTTTACGGTTTTTTGTAACAACAGTTTTCATCTAATACTTTAGTCGAAAAAAAGGCCACGCTTGGTGGCCGAATGGAGTAGTAGTCGGAAGTGAGATAAGGGAATCTCAGATGCCTTTATAACAATTTTTCCTAACTATGAGCAAGCCCTACTGGACAAATGTTTCTGGCAACCAGGCCATGTTCCTCGTGGAAGATCATGCATTGCATTTCTCTAGCAGCAAAATATCCAGACTTAGAATGCCAAGCATCGCTAGGAGCTAACGTATTCATTGACTCGACAGTGCAGCCGTTAAACTCTTTGACTGTCTTGTGGTGGATGTGGCCTGTTATCCATCTGCGTTGAGTTGAGTTGCCCCATTCTTGAGGACGCAAGTGCGCCATGATCTGAGGTAATTCTTCCATCTTTGCGCCATCACCATGTGTCACGCCAAGCAACACTTTGCCAAATGAATAGAAGTGATATGCAGATGCATTTTGTATGATGGTCACTCGTGGCTCGTTCTCAAAGTACAGAGACAGTGCCAGTTGAATCCATTGCGTTGAGTCTGGATCGTGGTTACCTGCTGCGTTAATGACCGTCAGATGCTCGTGCTTTTCTAGCATCCTACGGATTGCATGAATCATTGCCCAGACGAATACTTTGATGATCCGGTAATACCGTGTGTCTGCATCAAGTTGATGTCCGTGACCTGGTGTCTTGTTCGATCTGTTATCAACGTGCAGTGCATCACCGACATTTATGAACACAGCCTCTTTAGTCGCAGGAGCAGCTTGCGTAAGGTAGTCCACAGCACCTTGCATGACGCGATATGCAATTTCCGAATCGAAATCATCAATTTGAGTTTCATCTTGATGAGCCAACATTCCAAAGTGAGCATCACCCATACCGTAAACCGCGCAAGTTTCTTCTTCAGCGAATCCACAGTGACGAACTGGCTCTGCCAATCCTGCAAACTCTGATAACGCATCTTTGATTCCTTCTAATACTGCTTTTGCTTGTGCTTCCTCATCAGCGCGAGTTTTGACCCACTGCATCATCATGCCTTTCTCAGCGTGATATAGAGTTGATGTGCCTCTGAGTTTTAGCGTTTCTGGTAGGACATGAGTGAGATCGTGATCTGGTGAATAACCACGCTGTTCTGCGTTTCTCTTTACCTTGTTGACCGCCTCGTGGATCGTTGCGTAGTTCATATTCAAGGCTCTAGCGGCAGCCTGAATTGACCCACACTCCATGACAGCTTCTAGTTTCTGTCTTTGTTGTTCCGTTCGACAAAATTCCAACAACTTAGGATCAAGTTGCGTTCCCTTAGCCATGTTATTCGCTCCTTCAATAACTCCAGACTGTCGGGCGAATCATTCCATCATCAGAGTTACAGATATCCAAATGCAGAAAACGCCCCGATCCTTTCTGCGCTACACCGATACCTGTAAATCCTATTTCTAATGCAAGTTTAAGCACCTCGTATGCTTCACCACGTTCCACCGCAATATCGGCAGCCTTGCCAGTTGCGTGTGCGCCTGGTGTTGTTTTCTTTGCTTCGATTGGATGAGTTGCGTCCCTGTATGCCGATGTCACGCGCATAGGTTTCGCATAGGCCACACGGAGTTCTGTCAGCATCTCCATAAACTTTGTGTCCATCTTTTCCAATCCAGTATGCGAGCATTTCATTTCCTCGCTCGTGAAATACGGTGATTCCCAACTCATTTCTTAACCATTTCCATAATGCCCTTTCCGGCCTTAACGCCAAATGAAGCTAGCACGATAACCATTAAGATCTCATGATACCAAGTCGGTAAAGTTGCCAAGGCATCGAAACCCTGCTGTATATGTGTGACCATGCTTGGTATAAAAACAAGAATCAGAGGTATGCTGAACACGATAGTCAGCCACTCGTCCTTCCACGAATTCTTGGATGCTTCCGCCATGATGCGTTCCCAGTCCGCTGACGACTGTGCCGCTGTTTTCAGTGCGGTGGCTTTGGCCTCTGCGGTGGCCTTGGTTGATTCCGCCTTGGCACTGACCCATGTACCTGCCAAGTCCGTAATAGCTGTGATGAGTGGTAGCATCTGTCATTTCCCTTGTTGTGGTATTGGTACACAAGCCATGCCTCTAGGATCGTCAGCATCCGCCATGATAACCATAGCATCCCTGAAACAATCTTGAGGATCGTTGTACTCTTTACGCTCTACTATCTGCAAGACACCAGGTTGCAAGGCAATCGTGATAATTCCATAGATGATCCACATCTCATTTCCTAATCAATCCTCGTCCAAAATTATGTCGAATGCGGCAGTGACGCGAGCATTGTTAGAACGGACACTACACCGAACATCAATATCTGACTTTTCAGGGATTTTGATCGGAATGCCAAAATCATAAAGATATTCACCGCCAGTACCAGAAACTTCAAAGCTATGACCAACACGGAACGAATCCTGTCCGAAATAACGAATAAACATTTCACCAGTTGCGTCTGCACCTGCCTGACAAGTTGCCACTCCTTTAAGCATATAACCTGTCTTTCCCGCAGGTACGGTGTACACAGCCATTAAGGTTTGCGCCTTACCTGCTTTGATCGTAGCAACAGTTGTTCCGCCTTTCTGCACAACAATGTCACCTACGTTAGTCACCGATCCATTAGTCACGTAAGCGCGGAAGATTCGCTTGAATGATTGTGTAGTGGTGGTTGCTCCAGAACTCGATATAGTGACCGTCTCTGATAGCTCAAGGTAATCTGAGTCCAGACCAACTAAAACGACTGACTTGCCGTTGTCTGATGCGTTGACAGCAGGGATGGATAGCGTTCCGGCAGTGTCAAA